TTCTTGCTCATAAATTACTTTATGTCCTGCATCAGCTATTTGTTTAGCTATCTTTTCTTCTAAACCAGAACGATATCCATAGCGGATACCTCTCATCTTAGAAGCGATCTGCTGTTTCTTTTGTTTCTTCTTCTTCTTCTTTTGTACCATCGAAAGTGTCCTCATCATCGTTAATGTCTTCAGCTATGAAACCACCTTCCACTGAATCAAATCCCTCATTATCTTGTGTTGAACTTGCGTCAACAGGCTCAATAATTTGGACTTTGTTTAACCTGAGTGAGATACCTGTTTGACCACTCACTTGATAGGGATTGATCGTGCCTCCGATTCGTACAATTGAGCCACCCCAAAGATCAGGCACTTGTTTACCTGCAATCATTTGACCATTTGAATCAAAAAACTTAGGTGCGTACTTGGATTTAAGTTTGATTATGTGTTCACCAGAATCTTCATCTGTTGTGATTGGTAAACGATATTTCTTTTTCTTTCCAAATTCTTCTTCGGCAATTTGTTTGCATGTATCAAGAAGATTTTTACAATCATCTACAATAAGATTAACCTTGTAGATTCCGTCTTGGTCAAATTGTGTATCGGGTTTAGTCAAATAAGGATATTGACATCGACCTGTTTCTGTAACGAATTTAACTCTTTTCTGAGCCATCTTTTTTTACTCCTTTAGTATTAACATTGTTTTCTTTTGGTAAATTAACGCCTAAACGCTCTGCTTCCTCTAACAGTTCTTTTGGTAGCTTCTTGCCTTTTGACATTAAACTTTCAGCTAACCCCAATATTTTTTCTCTTGGGTGCATTGTTATTCCTCTTTAGAATTGGTGTATAAAAGTAACCAAGCAACTCACGAAAAACAATATGCACTTTCTCTAATATCCTCCAAATTGAGATTGCCTTTTTCTGGTATATCTTTAAGTTTGTTTGTGTTGGGATTGTTTAACTGTTGTCGTATTTGATTTTGTATATCAGAATACAAGCACCAGTCTTTATACATATCAATAAATGCTTCCCTTACACAGCTATACAGTGTGGAAGTATCATTTATGGTTGTAGCAAATGAATCATGGATAACAAAGAAATCATTTATACCCTCGTTTTTACAATATAAAACTGTACTCATTAAATGACTGGCATCCATTGAGTGAATTACATTTGGAGAGACCGCTGACTTAGCTTTGTTCTTTTTCAAGACATCTGTAGGTCTCAGCTTTGCCAGCATTCGTAGCTGGGTGATGTTGTCATAGTTTCCCGAGAGTTTCAGAACTGGAACCTCAGAACCACCAAATAGTCCTCGGACCCTTTGCATTTCCCACTCATAATATCCATGTACAATCGGAAACCCCAAAGGACTATTCCAAATTAGTGGTTTTCCTTCATGAGCGAGTGCTCCAGCAACTTGCCTTAGCCACTTCATTGCCTCGGCTGTGTCTTTAACAACTGAATTGACCGATCTCCAATTGAGTTCTGCAATAAGACCAGCAACTGAATAGCCACCGTCATTATCAATTGCATACGGATTCTCGGCTCTGAGACCCATTCGGACCTCGGTTTCAATCGGTCTCATAAGATCTTCTAGAATTTGGTCTCTGAACCCCCATTTATTGCTACTGTAGCCGAAAGTCATAGTGTTTCGCTTGACAATGCTACGAGATAAACCACCAGCCTCAATCAGCTTTAAAATGGGTCTCTGCCACTTAGCCCAAAGACCAGCTTTTTGGGTCCAAGCTCGATCAAGATACTCGTTTGATTTATCGACCACCGCCTGATACAAATCTGCGACTTTTTCAGCTGGACCTAGATTAACGAGTAGGCCCTCTGTAGATCTCAGTGATGCTGAAAAGTGTTGCTGGCCCGAGCACGACCCATCAAAACTCATGAACACTTTCGAGTGATATTCTTTAGGCTTGTCACTCATTAGAGCCTCAGTCAGCTCAAAACATAAATTTAAAAAAGTAAAAGGCTTGTCGGCATCGGTCCAAAGCTCAGGCTTGATGTTCCACCATTCAGCACAATCAAAAACAAATTCCAGATTAGACATTGTCCATGCCACCCGATCATCGGGAGATTTCTTTGAGCAACCGTCATAGTCTCCAGCTGTAGCGACAGCATATTTGAGCCACTGGAGACCCTGACTTCCGAGAGGTTTTCCGACAGCCGACCAAATCAACGACCGAATGTGGTCACCTCTGTGGTGGGAGAAAGGGCTGACTGGATAAACTCTACCTCGGAAATCAGAACGGTGAGGCAAGAAGAAAGTCTTGCCCGAATAAGTTTTCGCAGTGTGAATGTCTTGGCTAAATTGAGAACGCTGGCTCTCGATTGAGTGCTTGAGGTCCAGTGCTTTTAATCTCTTAAAATAATTCTCAATGTCATTTTTCTTTTGCTCAGGAATTTCTATTTCTTCATCAACTATGAATTTCTTGATTCCGAGCTTGTGATTATTTTCGTAGGCATATTCTAGAACCCTGATCATCCGAAAGTTTATTTCGAGAGGTGTCTTCCCGAGAACATCGAGACCATTCAGATATGGTTTTAGCCTACCGCTGACTAAATTCTCTTGTAAAAGTCTTCGCTGACCTTGTCTCTCTCGAGTGACCAAACTTAGGTTCTTCGAGACTGCCTTTGTCAAATAGCACCCTTCATGAACACTTTCCCAGTTTCTCGGTGGAACGATCATGGGATAATATTGAGGATGCTGGAGAGCCTTTTCGAGATTCATTGTCTCGAGAGTTCTTTGAGCCGAGACCGTGTAGCTGACAAGATAAATAACTTTCCCATGTTTCTTAATTTCCCTGAGACAGAAAATGTCAGAGAGAGCTGAGATTGCCTTGAAAATGAAATGGCGACCAATGTCGAGTTGCCAGTCATTGTCTCTGGCAATGTGCTTGTCGATTTGCTTTTGAACCAGACTTTTGAAAACCTGACTTCTTTTTCTCTCAGTCCGACCGATTTGCATTGCTTTTCGCCTGAGCTGGTCAGTGATTCCTTTTGAGAGTTTTTCCCCTGAAATGTGAGCATAGGCTCTAGTCTTGATGAAAGACCCAGCTGTCATGACAGCAAAGACTACATTTCCTCTTTCACCAGCTCTGACCGCTGTGACCAGTGCTCTCAAACAGTCATAGGCGATTTCAACTTTGTCCAGCTTGTCGATGACCAAGTCGTCAACTTTGATGTTCTCCAAAGCTAAACTCAATCTATGAACTTGTGTCTTCAGGACAATCTTTTCCTGATTAAAATGTTCCTGTTCAGAACCTAAAATTTTCTCTTTCCCGAGAGCTGTCATTTGCTCCTCGAGTTCCAACTGGGTCCTATAAGTCTCTATGATGTCATCATTCATTTCATTCATGCTCTACCCCTTTTCTCATTCTTCTCATTTGCTCTCAATCTGACGTTGAGTTCTAATTGGTTACCATGTGTTGATTAAATTTGTCCAGAAAATCTTTTGAACATGCTCTACGTCATAAGTGTCCACTTTAGGTACGTTGTAGCAAAAAATCATTATTTCTCAGGAAGTTACAGTATGTTTTGTGGGGTACATAATAGTCAAGTGGTCTTACTCTCAAGGACACTACTTCGCCTAATCATTACCACCAGTAAAATAAGGGCTGTTACACCCACTGATTTCTGAAATGAAAACCATAGCTTTGTTGCTACTGATTTCTAAATTATCTAAAAGGCTTATTTTTAAGGCTGTTATGCCCCTCAGCCACCGATGCTGGTGGCTAAGCGACAACTGATTTGTAATCAGTGGGTGTAGAATCCTAGTCTCAGAGAGGTCTTCAATATCCCTTTTTTATAAGGGTAGAGTGGATTCGAGTGGGGTACAAAACAAGCCATTTGAGTCACCCCCAAGAAATTGGGGTACACTGGGGTAAAAATGGCCTTATATCCCAAGGTAATAGTTGTCATCAGAGAGTACATGTAGATATCATCTTCGCACTCACATGAGCGTAGCGTAGAGTCGTTTCTATTCTCGCATGACCCATGAACTTTTGAATAACTCTAATGTCTCTTCCGAGAGACACCAATCTTGTGGCACTTGTGTGTCTAAGTGCATGCCAGCAAAAGTCAGGGTCTGTGATGCCTAGATGCTCTTTCATCTTTCTCCAATGGAACCTCTTACAATCCTTGGTGACTGGACCGCCATTGTCTAAAATGAAAAGACACTCATCATAAGTTTCCTTCGATATCGGAATGGAACGCATTTGCTTTGTCTTCAGCATTTGAGCATTGTTCAGGAAAATCGTGGCATAGTGGTTGTTTCGCTCACCATCATTGTTCTCCAGCTTTAATTGCTCCTTGGATA